TTAAGAAAAGTAAATATTTCAACATTGATAAGATTATTTTAATAGTTGGTAACGATGTTCTAAACACTGATAATGCTAAGAGCCAAACGACAAAGGGAACACAACAAGACACGCACTTAAAATGGTTCGACGCTTTCATAATGGCTAAACAATTATACATTGATATTATAGAAACCTTAGTACAAATTGCAGACTTAGAAGTTATTTACAACGTATCTAATCATGACGAGATGAGCGGGTTTTTTCTAATGGATTCACTTTATTCATGGTATAACACACATCGGAATATAGAATTTAATAGAAGCCCATCACATAGAAAATACACAACCTACGGTAAAAACCTTATAGGAACTACTCACGGAGACGGAGCGAAACAAAACGATTTACCTTTATTAATGTGTCATGAAGCTTCAAATTATTGGCACGATTGTAGACATAGATACTGGTTTACTCACCACGTTCACCACAAAACAAGTAAGGATATTATGAGCGTACAAATAGAGTCATTACGTTCACCAAGCCCTGCAGATAGTTGGCACCATAAAAGCGGTTATCAACATTCACCTTTGGCAATTGAGGGGTTTATATTTCACAAGGAGTTTGGGCAAGTCGCACGCTTAACAACTTTATTTTAAGAATAATGGATATATTTGAAACTAAAATACTACTTTTACATTTTAACTATCATTGTAGAACGAAAAAAAACGTATCTTTGTCAATGATATTCACTTATTATTTAAACTAATGTACACTATAATAATATCACTATTCATTGCTATACTACTACTAAGGGAATGGTCATTATCTAGTAAAGCGAAATCTTTGCTAGGTATCGACCCTTTCAAATTTGTTAAGGTATTAGATTGTTTTCCATGCTTTACTTTTTGGACTTCAATAATAGTTGTAATTTGCACACAAGAAAATATAATTTATTCACTAGCTACTTTTGTAGTGGCTTCAATAATCGACAAGTTATGGAACTAAACATTCAAGGACGTATATCTTTAGATATATTAAGAAACAAAATAATAGCTAAATTCACGCCATCGACCTTTGACGAGAAAATACATATCCAAACAATATACCAAGCAATTACAAAAAAGACATTATCTTTAAATTGCTCAGGTTGTTGGAGTAATGCAATTAACATAATTAATAACTTTATAAAATTTCACGAAACTGCACCCTTAACGATAGTTTTAGATACTGAAGTAATACAAGGTCAGTTTGAAATAATGAGCTTTAAAGAGATGAAAGCATTACTGAAAGATAAAGATATTAAAATACCGCGTAACGCTACAAGGACAATACTAAACAAATTAATCAATGGCTAATTTTAAATCTGACGAGTTTATAATAAGATTAGGTGAATATGCTACAAAGTATATTTCTGAATGTATAACGCATACTAAAGAAGTTGTTTCTGGAAGCGGTAAAGTTGTTGAAGTAAGAGATAGATATATTCCAACAATAGACTATTTTCTTAATATTTGGATACCATTATTGAATATGGAGACAATAGCTAGAAAGACTTATTATGAATGGTTAAAGTCAGAAGACGAACTCAAAAGTAACACTATAAAAAGAATAAACGACGATTTCAAAGCCTTAGCAACCGATATAGTAGCCAATGAAGGTAAAGGTATATTCTATGCTAAGAACCGTTTAGGAATGCACGACAAGCAACATATTGAAACTAAAACCGTAGAAGGATTCGACTTTGATAATTAAAGGATATAGACCGCACGATAAGCAAAAGGAAATACATCATAGTATAAACCATGAGCCGTATAAGTATTATATTTTAAATATCGGTAGGCAGTTTGGTAAAACTATGCTAGGCATTAATCAGTTGCTTTATTGGTCGATGAACGACAAAGGTTGTAGTATTGCATGGGTTACCCCTATCTATAAGCAATCAAAGAAGGTATTTGATGAAATGGAAAAGGTGTGCCAGCGTAGTGGATTCTTTCAATTTAATAGGTCAGATTTAACTATCAAAGGTTTCGGTTCTACTATTCAATTCTTTTCTGGTGAACGTCCTGACAATATAAGGGGTAATACATTTGACTATCTTATAATGGATGAGATAGCATTTAGCAGAGAGCAACTATGGAGTGAGGTATTAAGTGCAACCGTATTAGTTAAGGGTAAAAAGATACTGTTTATTTCAACTCCAAAAGGTAAGAACCATTTTTATAAGCTATCACTTCAGCATAACTACGACAATAGATACAAGTACTTTCATTTTTCTAGTTATGATAATCCAATGATTAGCGTTGAAGACTTAGAAGAACGTAGACGTAATTTGCCAGACCATATATTTAGACAAGAATACTTAGCTGAATTTCTAGATAATGCTAGTGGCCTATTTAAGAATATAAAAGATTGTGTAAATGAATTTCCTATATCAACTCCATTAATGTTTGGTGGTTTAGATATTGGACGAGCAGACGATTATACTGTGCTCACTATTATTAACCGTGATAATCAAATGATACACGTTGAACGATGGAGACAGGACGATTGGACTAATATAATAAACAAGGTTGCTGAAGTAATTAATAGATTCAGAGCAAAGATATATGTGGAGGTTAACAATCAAGGTGACGTATTTTATGAGATGCTGCATAAACAATGCCGTACATTTATAGAACCTTATGTTACATCTAGTAAAACAAAACCCGTTATGATTGAAGACTTAGCATTACTATTTGAGCAAAAGAATATATCTATACTTAATGAAGAGTGGCTAATAAACGAACTAGAAGCATTTACTTATATTTATGACACAAAGACTAGAGGGGTTAAATATTCAGCGCCTCAAGGTGTACATGATGATGGGGTAATATCTTTGGCCTTAGCAATACAATCTAGAAAAGACTTAATCAAAAAAGGTCATTATATTGGTACTCATGCGTAATAATTAATATTAAAGTATAGTATATTGGTTAAATAAAATGTTATATTTGCAAGCATGAAAAACAATATCTTTAAAAATATGGTATTGAGAGAGATACCAGAAGCTGAGTTTATTAATAATATTCTTATCAGTCCTTTGCCTAAGATAAAGATAAACGGTATATTTAGGGAGGGTAACGATATAATACTATTGGCTATTTCAAAGTTTAGTTATTCATCTGTAATCGAAGCTATGAAGAATCAAAAGATAATCATAATGTTATGAGAAAATCATTTATAGTGGTAATAATAATTTCAGTAATACTATGGTATATAATTATAAAGTCCTTAATTTAAGTAGTAATGACTACGCTAACATGGCGCACAATAACGCAAACGCTTTAAGGTCGATAGGTGTTATATGTGAGGACTTAACATTAAACAGTCATGTGTTTGGATATACTGAAGAAAGCAAGGTAGTAGATAGGCAATATATTATAAACCATGTTAACAACTACGATGTTGTACAGATATTCCACAGTTGCCCCGTTATACTTTCACTTATTGAAATAGCTAAATTCAAAGGTCGATTAATTGTTTACCATTCAGGAAGTAGATATAGAGACGAACCGTTTTTTTATAACAACATATTCAATCCAATAGTTTACCGTTGCATTACAGACCAAACAGAGTTTATGGAGTTGGGAGCGAAAGACATTGAATACTTAGCCCCACACACAGATTTAAAGCCTGTAGGCAAACGTAAAGAAGGTAAACTTATTATCGGTCATTATCCTAGTAATGCAATTGTAAAAGGCACGAAAGAGATTAGGGAAATGTTAGAACCGTTTAAAGATGAATTTGAGATTAGAATCGATGAAACTATCATACCACATGAAGAGAATCTAAAACGTATTGCAGAGTGCCATATCTATATTGAACTATTTAAACCTGAGTTAAACGGCAAACCTTATGGATGTTTCGGAGTGACTGCATTTGAGGCAACGGCTTTGGGATGCTTAGTTGTTACGAATGATTTAAACAAAGAAGTTTACGAAAATGTTTTTACTAGACATGATTTTTTAATAGCAAATGATAAAGAAACTTTTAGACAAGTTATGGGGGTAATATCTATGTTAAAAACAGAAACTTTTAACGATAGATTTCATAAAAACTTTCATAGTAAACATTCAATTGAAGCTACAGGAAAACGAATACTAGATTTAATAAAATGAAAGCAACTAAAAAAGCGTGGAAAAGCGCAACTGAAAACCTACGTACAAGACAGCAGAAAGCACAACATACGGATGATAACAGAACAGCTCCGAATATTTTAAGAGACTATGAAACCCATTTAAACAAGTGCGGTTACGGCAATAGTATTTTAGACGTTGGATGCGGTGGTCAATTCTTAAAAACTTGTATTCCTGAAGATGTTGAGTATATCGGTTTAGATGCTTTTCCAATTGAAGGAGTGCCAACATTGAAAGGTAGTATTGAAACTATTGAGGGTATAGAAGTTGAAACCGTTTGCTGCATGGCCGTATTAGATAATTGTTTGGATTTTGATAAGGCAATAGATAATATTAAAAAGATAGCGCAAAAGAATGTGATTATATTAACGGGTATCGATATTGAAGTAGACCAATACCATACTTTTAAATTACAGTTGTCCGACTTTGAAGAACGTTTTAAAGATTGGAGTCAAACACACTTTGAAGAGTTAACTCCTAAAGTTTGGTTACTATGTTACAGCCACTAGTAAGTATTATAATTCCTTATTCAATTGATAGGGGTTATTTAGATATAGCAATTGAAAGCGTTAAAAAACAAACGTATTCCAATATTGAGTTATTAATACAAAATGATAATGTTAACGTATCAACAAATATAAACAACGGTATTAAACGCGCGAAAGGTTTATATATTAAATATCTATGTGAAGACGATTATCTAACCCCTAACTCAATTACAGATAGTGTTGAAGCTATGCAAGGTTATGACTTTATTCATGGAGTAGCTAATAATGTACATACAAATAGCGTGCAAGTTCAATACCCTAGATTTAAACAACCTACTTTTAATGATATGATATACAACAATGTTATTCACGGAGGTACACTAATGTTTAGAAAGGACATTTTAGACGCTGTAAACGGCTTTGATGAGTCATTAACTTGTGCTGAAGAGTACGATTTAAACCTTAGATTGTTAGATGCTGGTTATAAGTTAGGATATACAGATAAGATTCTATACAATTACCGTAGACATGACGCTCAAAAGAGCTTAGGTAAAGGAATAAACCAAGGTGAACGAGCGCAAAAGATACAAGCAATTAGAGATAAGTTTACTAGAACACCTATAATTGTAGGAATAGCAACTTTTAAAGGGCGTGAATTGTTATTACAAAGGACTATAGACTCTTTAATAGGTCAAGTTGATAAGATAATAGTTTACAATAACGAACTAAATACCGACTTAACCGATAACGGCAAGTTTTACGGGTTAAATTATGTGACTAAACCGTCTTACTATTTCAGTTGTGACGATGATATAATTTACCCTAGTGACTACATACAGAAAACAATACAAGCAATAGACAAACATAATTGTATAGTAACTTACCACGGGCGTAGATTGAAAGGTATAGGAGTAGAATACTATAGAGGTCATGATTCTTATAGCGCATTTAAAACCGTTAATAACGGAATGTATTTAGATGTATGTGGAACGGGAGTAACTGCATTTAAAACAGATTATTTTAATCCGAGGAGCTTACTAGATTCTGAACACAAAAAGATGAGTGATGTTATATTCTCACTTAAGGCAATGAAGGATAAAAAGAAAATGTTTATGCTACCACATTCTCAGGGTTGGATCATAGAACAAAGAACAATAGTAAATATACATACTGAACAAATTAAAAACTCACAAATACAAACAACACTATGCGACGAAATAATGAATTTGAAATAAAACTACCTAAGACAATAAATGATTTAAGGATAAGACATTTAAAAGCGTTTAGTGACGAACACTTTAAAGTTGAAAGTATTAGTTTAAATGATAAGGTTATATTCTTAGCTAATATTACTTTGGTATCAGTGCCTAAGTTATTGACTATTGACTATAAGGATATAGAGAAAATGTTTAGTCATTGCATGAATTTATTTGAAGGATATAAAGTTAATGGAAACCCTAAACAATTTATAACCGTAAATGATATAGAGTATCAACTTGTAGACCAAAAGAAAGTAGGAGTAGGTTACCATATTGACGTAGAAAATTCAGACTTCGTAAATGACCCCGTACGATTAGCTTGTATTAATTACATACCTAAGGGAACTATCTACGGTTGCATGGACGAAAATGAAAATATGCTTTATCCTATAAGTTCCAGATATGAAGACTTTAAAGAACATTTTAAAATGACAGACTTTGTGGAGCTTCAAGGTTTTTTTTTGCTCAGAGACGCGCAATTAATGAGCAACTATATGGAAAGCCTAAAATTAAAAAAGAGGATAAAAAAGAGATTAAGAATGTTTGGTCTTGGCACGAAGTCATAATTTATCTAGCAAAAGAATTAGGCGAAAATAGAAAAGATATAATAAAAATGAATATCTTTACATTTAATAATTGGGTAAACTTCTTTACATATAAAATAAAGAAAGATAACCCTCCGACAAAAACAATAGTTAGACGATGACAGAAGCTGAAATATTAAGTAGTTTAAATTTAGGTAGTTCTAAAGCTATACTTAATAATACGGCTGGCAATCCTTTATCTACATTACTACAAGCACTTACCCAAGAAGTTATTGATGATTTGCGTAAGGCTATGCAAGACAGAAATGTAGATGCTAGTAGAAACTTATCACAAAGTATAAAACCAACAAAGACATTATACAACGGTAAAGCGGTTAGTGTTGGCATAACAATGGATTTCTATTGGAAGTATGTAAACTACGGAGTAAACGGAACTGAAGTTTCACACGGTGCGCCTAATTGGGGTAAAGCCCCTAGTGGTGGGGTTAGTTTTCATGACTCTATTAAGAATTGGATATCTCAAAAGGGTATAGGTTTACCAGAACAATTTAAAACTTATGATTCATTTGCTTGGGCTGTTCAAAATAGCGTTGTTAAGAAAGGACAAAAAGCTAAACCATTCTTTGAAGACGTTATTAATGAACAACTTATCAACGTACTTAAGAAACCTATTCAGAAACTACTAGGTAAATCTATAAAATTAAATATTATTTCACCATGGCAGTAACAATAGCAAGCTCACCACAAAAATACACCCCTTCAGATAATCCTATTATTTGGACTTTCTACAGCGGTGCAATTGGTAACCCTAACTTTAGTTATATTATTGAAGTTTATGTTAATGCCGTGTTGATTTCATCTCATCAAGTATTCCCTGAAGTTGGTGGTGGGTATTCTCATTTTGATATTAGCGAAATAATTAGACCTATCACACCCGTAGCCATTGTAGGTAGTTCCACTATTGTAACCGATGCAAGTAATTATAGAAGTGCGTACGTTAAAATTAGAGAGTTCTACGGAACTACTCCATCGTTTCATGCTGATGCTACAAGTGCTACAATATACCCTTTTAAAGCGTGTTTAAACCCTATCGATTTTGATACATTTGACTATACAGATTTTAAATGTACATCAAATACTAAAAGATTTTTAACAGATTCACCAAACACTTTAATGTTACCTGAGGGTAAAGATTATTATTTAAACATAATAACAGACAATCAAACAGATATAGGTATTATATTAACTTTTTACGATTCAAGCAATACGCTAATAACCGCTATAGATTATAATGCTGCCACAAGTTTTAAGATAACACAATTCAATCTTAATTCTGATAACTATTTATCTACTTTAACGCAGCCCGTTTTAGATACTGTTTCTTATGTTAATTATTACATAGCCGATATAGGAAGTAGTCCAATTAGTGAAACTAAAAGAATGTATTTTGATAGGGGTTGCGATAATGGAGCTGAGCTAATTTGGTTAAATAAATATGGCGCGTTTGATGTTTACAACTACGGTCATAATTTAGTATCTTCATCTGAAATAACTGCTAAAACATTTGAAAAACAGTACGGAGGTTGGGAAGGTGTTAATTATGTTTTAGATTCGTCTAATGCTGGTGTACATTCTTACTTTAAGACTGCTAAAGATAAGGTTAAATTAATTAGTAAATACATTGATTCAGATACACAGAATTGGTTGGTAAGGTCGGCATATATATCTGCGCTTGTTTACATGTTTGATGCTACTAGACAAATGGTTAATATTGCATCAACTTCTTATGAAGAAAGCAATGACCGATTTGTAGAAGAAACAACAGAGATGGTCGACCTTACCCTTCCTAATATTCGTAAATCAATACTATTATAATGGATAGATTATTAGTTAATAATACGGAGTTAGATTTAAACGATAGAGTACCATTTCCTTTAAACTTTTCCATAGCAGATAGTAAAGAACCAAATAAGCGTAAAAGGAATTACTCGAAAGAAGTTGTTATTCCCGGCACGGCTTCAAACATGGCTTTCTTTAGTTCAGCTTATCAATTAGCTTTATCTACGGTTGACAATACTACTTTAATCGGTTTTAACTTTGACCCAACTGTTAGAGTAAAAGCAAAGTATTATAAAGAGGGTTTACTTGTTTTTAACGGGCTATTAAGATTAAATCAAGTTACTATATCAAATGGTAACTATTCGTTTAAGTGTACGTTATTTTCAAACTTCATTGATTTATTCATGAAGCTAGGAGACAAAAAGATAAGTGAGTTAGGTTGGTCAGAATATAACCATTTATTAAATAGAACAAACGTAATCAATTCATTTGCCACTTCGGTAAAAGTGGAAGGAGTAGATACGGTTAATTTCACGGCAGGCTTGCCAGATGGTTTTGGTTACCATTACGGATTAGTTGAATACGGTTATACAGCTTATTCGACAAGGTCAACAACTGATATAATACCTTTGACTTATGCGCGTGAAATATTCACTAAATGTTTAGAGGTTGCTAATCTAACGCATGAATCGGATTACTTAGATTCTGCAATATATAAAAAGAAGTTAATAGGTTTTGGAGGCGGTCAAAAAATATCTTTACCATCTACAGAGGTTGCAAATAGACGCGTTAAATTTACAAGCACTTTAAGCAATGTTAAAGAATATGTTTATATAGCTGTAGACCCTGACAATGCGAATAGATATAGATACTTAGCTAATAATTGGATTGATATGTTGGCAACGTGGGACGGTATCACATCAACTTTAGTACATGATAATTTTGACCAATACTATATAGACCATACAGATACGCCAGCAGGATATTACAATTACATAACTATAAAGAAACAAGGTTTATATAATCTAAATATATCACACCCTATAGAAGTAGCTTTTGATTTTGGAGCTATGAGTAACGCTGGGGGTATCTTTAACGTTAAGTGGGAGGTTTTAAAAAATGGCGCGGTTATAGATTCTCAATTAGTTGAAGAGGGTGACATTACTACAACTTATGCAAATACATTTACCTATAATAGTAATATTCAATTAAATGTTAGTGATGTTATTAATATGCGGTTTCAAGTTTATGTAGATTATAAGCTAGACGCTACAATATTTTCAGGAGTAGAACCATTAGAGATAAGTATAACTTCTAGTTCTAACTTCACTACGGATTTAACGAGCGTACAAGCTACATTACAAGACGGCGACATAGTAGATATTAGTAGATTCATGCCAGATATGAAAGCTAGTACATTCTTTGAAGCTGAAATGCTAATGGCTAACCTTTATTTTAGCGACCCTGACATCTATGGAGTAATTAAAATAGAGCCTTTAAACGATTTTTACCAACCTACTACAGAATTTTGGGACATTACAGATATAGTTGACCATTCAAAAGATATTAATATAATGCCATCTAGTAAAATTGAGGGTAAAATATACAAATATCAATGGATGAAAGACCAAGATTATGATAATAAAAAGTATTTCGGTTACTTCGGTATAGATTACGGGAATCATTGGTACACAGTTCCATCTACGTTTCAAGTAGGCGAGCGAGTTTATCAATTACCATACGCTCAAACAGTGCCAACAGATGCTATATTTCCATTCGTTGCACCTAGAATTATAGACGTAGATATTAAAACGGGAATAGTAAAGCCATTTAAAGGTAAACCTAGAACGTACTTATGGAATGGTTTAAAAAGTGGGTCATGGAGGTTAACAGATACCAACACGGCTACCTATTCAGATTTAACAACTTACCCTAGTGTACATCATTTTGATAATTGGGAAAGTCCAAACTTCGATTTGAATTGGGGTATGCCTATACTATTTGATTATCCAGCTACTTCGGTAACTAGTGATAATCTATTCACTAGATATCATGAAAGGTTCGTGAAGGAGATGACGGGACGTGATAGTAAGATAGTAGAACTTTACGCAAAGATATCTGTTAACGATATTAATAGCTTAGACTTTAGTAAATCTGTAATGTGGAACGGAGTACTTTATAGACTTAATCAAATAACGGATTTTGATAGTAATATATCTGAGTCTACAAAAATAGAATTAATAAAAATAATACAAGCCAACAACCCCGTAACGGGTACTATAACATGGACGGAATTACCAACTGTAGACATCGAGTTTTCTCCTTCAGATACGGGTACAGATGTGGGTGTTGGTTTTGGAGGTGTTGAGGACATATTAACTTACAGTGATATATTTTTTGGATAATGGACATTAAAAGAAGACAAGTAATTAAAAGAAGTACAGGCGTTGCAACAGTTCCTGTAAGTGCTGACCATAGAAACGGCGACTGGATTGTAACAGATATCTACGAAGGTGAGTTGATGCAAGACATTACCACGGGTTTATTATACACTCGTTTAGGCAATGATATACTAGATGCTAATGGAAAGCCTTTAGTGAAAAATTACCGTGCTTTAATAAGTCAAGTAAGTACAACCGCGCCAAGTGTAATAGAGTTTGAAAACACTATAGGCGCAATTGTATGGAGTAGAATTTCAGCGGGTAAATATATGGGTACACTAGTTGGAGCTTTTACTATAAACAAAGTAGAATGTTATTGTGGCACTCCAATGGTTACTGATAGGGTTTACAACTTCTATAGAAAGTCAGCTAATGCTATTGAATTATACACTTATGAGGGTGGTGTGTTAACGGATGCAATTATAGATAATTTATCAATTAAAATAACTATTAACTAATGGCTGAAGAAATAGTATTTAAGACCACGGTTGACACAGGAAACAGTGTATCTGCAATTAATGACGTAGACAAAGCGTTAAAGGAAGTTAATTCAACGGTAAAAAGTAATAGTGTTGATTCTAATAAAGCCTTTGATGACCTTAATGCAAAAGTTGATAGTGGTGAATTATCAGTAAGGCAATTAAGTAAAGCTGTAAAGGAATACGCTACTATTGCCATACAAGCTGGTGAAGATAGTCCAATAGGTCAGGAAGCCATAAGAAGAGCGGGTGAACTTAAAGATAGATTAGGTGACCTTCAAACACAGATTAACGCAAACGCGAATGATGGTCGTAATATGCAAACAGCTCTACAAGTTGGTCAAGGTGTTGCCGCTGGTTACGCAGTTGCACAAGGAGCTATGGCTTTGTTTGGTAACGAGAATAAAGACCTACAAAAAACATTAATTAAACTACAAGCTATTCAAGCTGTTTTAGCTGGACTTGAAGAGATTAGAGCAATATTAGAAAAGGAAAGTTTAGTAAGGTTAAAAGCTACTCAAATATGGAATAAGATAAAGATAGCTAGTGAATACGCTTATACAACTGCAATAGGAACAAGTACTGGAGCGTTAAAGTTAGCACGTTTAGCAATGCTTGCTTTACCTATATTTGCGGTTATAGCTGGTATTACAGCAATCGTGGCTGCTATGGGTGCTTTTAGTGATTCAACTGAAGATGCAGAAGCTAAGCAAAAGAAACTAGATGATGCTTTAGAAGAGACTAATAAAATATTAGAACGACAAAGAGAAAATTACCAAAGAACTTCTGAAATATTATCTGATGTATCATCTCAAGAAGTAATAGACGCATTAAATAGAGGGGCAAGCGAAAAGGAATTGACTGAAATAAAAAGAAGTGGTGCAAAAGAAAGATTAGCACTATTAAAAAAAGAATATGATGAAGCGGCAAAATTATATTTAAAAATATCAAAAACAGGTTCAGAAAAACAATTTGAAGCGGCAGAGCAAGCTCATAATAATACTTTTAAAAAATATTCAGATGAAAGGATAAGAATAGACACAGAAGAGGCGCAAGCAAAGTGGGATATAGCAAAAGATGCGAAATCAAAACAAGAAGAAGCTGACAAAAAGAGTCAAGAAAAATCAAAAGAACAACAAAGTAAAAGAGACGAGGCAGCTAAACAAAGATTACAGCAAGAACATGAAAGACTTTTAAATCTTAAGAAGTTAGAGAATGATTTTTTAATGGAAATTGAACAAGCTGAAACAGAATACTATAATTCTTTATTAACTCAAAGACAAAAAGATACTCAAGACGTTAACGATTATTATTTTAATCTAATTGCACAAGCTGAAAAATACGGACAAGACACTACTGTATTAAAGCAAGCACAAGCTCAAAAACTTTATTTAATAGATAAAGAATTTAAAGATAAACAAATAGCTGACCAAAAAAATTCCTTAAATATACAAGCGCAAAATGAAGAGGATTTTTATACAACTTATCAGGAGACAATAAACACGTCACAAGAAAACGAAATAACTGCTATAAATGATAAATACTTTTTACTTATTGCAACCGCTAAACAGTATGGACTTGACACTATAGAACTTGAAAAGAAAAGACAAGAAGAATTAAATAATATAGAAGAAGCCGCGACGGTTAAAAAGATAGATAACGTTAAAAAGTATGCAGATGCTACAATGTCTTCTTTAAATGCTTTAAACGATTTACAAAACCAATTAGACGCTAATAAATTAAAGAATCAAAACTTAACAGAAGCGCAAGTATTAGAGATTAAAAAGAAAGCGTTTAACAGAGACAAGGCCTTAAAGATTGCTAGTGTTTCTATAAATACAGCAGAGGCTATAAGCAAATCCGTTGCTGCAAGTCCATTAACATTTGGAGCGCCTTTCTCTGTATTCTCTGCTGTCACAGGAATAGCACAGATTGCAGCAATTGCAAGCACTAAGTTTGACGGAGGCGGTGGTAATATTGCAGCGCCCCCAACTCCAAATAGTGACACACAAGGCGGTGGCGGTGGTGGATTTGGTGCGGGTTCTACTAGTGAAGTGTCAAGTGTTGGACTTACAGATAATGCTACAGGAATAAAGGTTACCGTTGTAGACTCTGAAATCAAAGCCGTTATGGATGCTTCGGCTGCTGCTAGTGTATTGTCTACTTTCGGAGGTTAGTGTAAACACTATTTAGAATTAATCTAAATAAAATGTAAATAATTCAATTTTAATTAATAACTTTATATTATGTTACCAATTTATAAGCTTACAATTAACGACAATGATGAGACGGGCGTAGACTATAACGCGTTTGTTGACACGCCAGCCCACTTAAAAGCCTTTATTGCTTTTGATAAATCAATGCCTTATAAGTTTAAAGAAGAGCAAAGAATTGTGACGGGTGTTATGATGAGTGCAAATACTTTGATTTACCGTAACAGTCCTGATATTGGAGAACACCAAGTTTTCTTTGACGTTGCTACAATTAAACAAATAGTACTTAAGTTTTTTAAGAACAGTTTCGGGAACAATGTGAATAAAATGCACAATGAAAACGATAAAGTAAACGGTGCTATAATGCTAGAAAGTTTCTTTATTGATTCAAAGCGAGGTATTAACGCCCCTATCGAATTTAGTAAACAGAATCTACAAGATGGTACTTGGATAGCTTCCTACAAAGTAGAGAATGACCAACTATGGGACGAAGTAAAAAGTGGGAAGTTTCAAGGTTTTAGTGTCGAAGGAATTTTTGACAGAATACAAGTAAATATAAAAACAAATAATAAACAAAAGATGAACAAAAAAGAAGTAAGTGGTAAGTCACTCTTTAATTTGATTTTTGGTAAAAGCAAGTTTGAAGAAGTGCCAGTTACAGAAGAAACAGTTTCATCATTTGCGGAGGTTACATCAATAGACGGCACGGTGCTGACTTATGAGGGTGAACTAGCAATTGATGCGCCTATCTTCGTAATTGATGAGAATGGCGACAAGTTGCCAGCTCCAGCATTAGATTATCAATGTGAAATTGATGGTAAAGTATTAATTATTTCAGTTAATGAAAGTGGTTTAATTTCTGCTATTGAAGACGTTATCGTTGAAGATGCTGAGATGAGCGCTGAGATTAAAGACTCAATCCTTGCAGAAGTTGCTGAAGTAATGAAAAGTACTTTAGAAGCTACATTTGCTAAAATTGAAGAATTGACTTCAGAACTTAAAAAACTTAAAGAAGAGAAAGTAAGCAAGTTTCAAAGTGAAGCTAAAACGGGAGTTAAAGAAGTTGCTAAAATGACAGCAAACGAAATCCTAAAAAATATTAAAAACTAAATTTAAAAATAAATAAAGATGAATAAAATTGGAAAATTGGGTAAAGCCCTTAAAGAAAAATTTGATTATGATGTAGTTGGATTACCAGCATGGACTGACAACACAATGCCTGTAGTAATTACGGACTTGATTAACAACTCTGAGTTCTTGAACTCTTTGACTTTAGAGTCAGATGTTAAAGGAACTAAAGAGATTGCTTTGCTTAATGCAGATGTAACGCTTCAAGCTAAAGTTGCTTGTACTCCTTCACCTGATGGTTCTGTTATCTTTACAAAAGCTAACCTTACAACTGTACCTTTGTACATGGGTATCGAGTTTTGTAACGAAGACCTTAACGGTAAAATGACTCAAATCTTAAACAAGTTAGGATTGAAAATGCAAGACGGTCAATTGCCAGCAGACCTTGAAACTGTTTTAGGTGCTTACCTTGGTAAATTGTTACAACGTAAAGCTCAGTTAGTTGTTGTTTCTGGTGACACTACTTCAATCGACCCTGAATTAGTTTTGATGAATGGTTTACGTCACATCTTAGTTAACGATGCAGACGTATTAACTTACGATGCAGCAGATGCTACAATGACATCTACAAACGCTTATACTCAATTCCTAGGAGTACATGATAAAATACCTACTGAATTGTTTGATAACGAAATGACTATCAAATTATATACAGGACGTACTGAAGCTAGAAAATGTATCACAGCTTGGAATACTGCTAATCAATATGACCATGTAGTTGTTACTAATACTAAATCTAGTGTTTCTTTTATCCTTCCTGGTACAAATGTTGAAGTTGTTACTTTGCCAGAGTTAGATGGTAAATCTGAAATTTACGCTATTCCTTTAGATTTAACTTTCTTAGGTGTTGATTCTTTAGATGACATGAATTTTGAAGTTAAGTATGATGCTTATAACGATAAATTGAAAGCTGAAGCTTCATTTAGATTAGGTACTCAAATTGTTTGGGGTCAATACTTTGTTAGACTTCATTTGTTAAACTCTTAATATTACTGAATTATGTGTGAAATCCTAGAAGGAAAGAACGCAGTATGTGATAGCGTAGGCGGTGTGAAAGCCATCTACGCTTGGAATACTGCAGACGCTACAATAACAAAGGCAAATGGTACTATTTCAGCTTTATCTTTAACAGCTGGTAAATATATCCACAAGTTTTTTGTTGAAATGGAGACGTCTAAATTTACAGCTACGAAAATCGGAGATAGAAAAAATCAATCTGTAGCATACGAGCAAACAGGAACTATGATGTTAAGCGGTAATACTGCAACTGATATCGTAAACCTTGAAGCTTTAGAAATTGCTAGAACTACTTTCGCTGTAGAGTTGAACGATGGTACTTATGAAGTATTCTACGAAACTAACGGAGCTAGTGTTTCAGGTGTTAGAGATTCTGGACAAGCTTATGAAGACGCGAACGGTAACGTTTTAACTTTATCTGGTAAAGAAAAGAATAGACCAAACAAAATTGCTGCAGGATTAATTACAGCATTGTTAGACCCTGTTTCTTAATTAGAAATAATAAATTAATTAAAACCTTATTGAGAATTAATCTTAATAAGGTTTTTTTTGTATCTTTGAACTATGACAATTTTAATAACGAAATCTAGTTTAAACATTATAGCTTTGACATTGTCAGAACTTGAAGACCAAACACTTGATGTTAATTGGCTTTTTAGGTTTACTAAAGACGAAGGTAGACAAGAAATATTTTGCTATCTAAATGATTTAAATGAGTCGACATCACGTTATAATTTGTTTAATTTATTGGAGGGTGTAGATGCTACATTCGCAAAGTTAG